TTCCTTTTCATTGACTCTAGGCCCCTAGGCTTGAACTTAACCAAGTTCCTAGGCATCCTAAAGACACGATTAGGGAGGATATCCATATCATCTTCAGCAGCTATGACTTCATGAGGATTTAAGGCTCTCCTGAATTTAGTTTCAACATCGCCTACCTCATCAATTTCGGCCCAATCACCAGTCTGTTCTTTTGCAAAGTTTGGTTTCATCCCAGATAGATACTCCCGTTTCCCTCTGAATTCCTTCAGCTCAGCCTCAAGATTTGGGAAGACATGCAGCCACTTGCCTCCTAGCATATTATCTCTGTCAAGAAATACATCTTTGCAGAAATCTATTGTAGGAAACCCGTCGCTGCTTGGCCACACAAACCCTTCATCTGTGAGCATAGGGAATTCAGGTTGTTCACCATTTGTAGACGATTGAATACGCTGGCATATGACTTCTGCTGGAGTCTCATCAATGATTTTAGCGCAAGCGCTCCATAATCTTTTATGATGAAATGTTGCAGAAACCATATATCCCCTTGCAGTGTCAAACATCCGCCTAACATCTGCAGTGCCTTTGTATTCCACCGGCTGCCTAATATTACCCATTAACTTAACTAAATCATCCTCATCCATGAAGGGAACTGGCTCTAGGTCATGTTTTCCTTGTATAACCACAAGTGATACACCAAGGAATTTCTGATCTGTCGCAACAGCGCCTTCTTCTAGTTCCATCCTCACCGGCACAGGCTGCCAAGTGCCTGGCTTTACTTCCAGACCCATCTTCTTGAAGAACTGGATAGAACCTTCTACGTCTGCTGGATCTTGTCTTGCTTGAATGAAAGTTTCATACGCAAGAATGCTTTTCACAGTGTCGAAGAGAGTGGTCCCAACTATCCCAGTCAGGAGGCCAGAATTGTTAGAGAACACCCCAGTCCCTTCAACGAAAAACTCAGATCCCAAGGCAAGCTTCTTCCATGCAGCACCAACGAATTCAAAGAACTTACTCTCCCCATGCCTCCGGGTGTAACACCTGAGCACATAATCCACAGTGAGTTCTACAGTGTCTCTGTCCACTGATCCGTCCATCTGCACAAAATCAGGATTGACTTCATACAAGACCCCCTCTTTTCTCCACATCAATTTTGTGTCATCCCCATAACAAATAAATTTAGGTTCCTTAATTTTAGTGCTTTGCATCCACTTCCACATCCTTGCCCCACCACCATGGGCGAACGAGAATCCATATGCATTGCTACAATCTTCATGCTTAGTCCTATCAAACTTATCTAGTTTATGTGAAAAATCCTGACAGATAACAGATATGAGGAGCATAATCGATGAACAGAAAGACCAATAAGGTCTTGTCTTTTCATTAATCTTGGCTACCTCATACCTATCCATCTTGTTTTTGCAATGAGACATCATTACCTCAGGATTTTCCGCAATAAACTTCTCGAACGTGCCATCAGAGATGTGTTGAACAATCTCTTTTAGCAAGCCAAGAACGGAATCGAAACACTTATGTTTAGGTGCATAAAAAGGAGGCCCGGCATCAGTGGTTTTATTCACTTCCACCTCAGAGATGAGGTCAAAGATTGGTCTGTGCCAATCCAATAACTCCTCCTCTTTCACTGGAAGCCTACGGAACAATACCTCAAAAGGGTCCAGAGCATATTCAGCCAAAATAGGTTTCATCATTTTCGGCTTCCTCGTGGACCATTTAATCAGTCTGTTCTTGAAACCAGGGATTGTACCCCCGGTATATACCATCTTCCTGATCTCCTTTTCTGCAGCTGGAACATAAGCCATAAGAGCCTTAAACATTATCTTATTTCTCTTACGAGACAAGAACTTACGTTTAACCCTCACCTTCTCTTTGTCCTGCATCAATCCTCCAACATGGTACTTTGAGACGATGACAGAGTCTCTAGATTTGACCAGAGGGACCTCGAAAGTACCTCGGTCACCAAATTGCAGGGCTTCATTCACTATCCCGTTAACGACAGCTTCATTTATAACTATTTCCTCCTCTAATCTGCCAGGTACAGGAACACGTTCTCCATTATCAACAAGCGCCTTCAAGAAAGCATAATCCTGCCTTTTAAGCAATATATTTTCATTAATAAAATCAGAGACTTTAACACGAACTCCTTCGAAAACTGGGTTTGAAGCATCCATTATGAAAATTTAAGACTTTTATATGCACAGAAATAAACAGAAAGAAAAATTTATAACAACTAAGCAAAAATTACGAAAAACC